CGTTTTTCAATCTGCGATACCCTGACAATGGTTTGTGATGTTTCTGACCAGTTCTTTCTTAATTCCAAGAAGTACGCATCAACTGCTTCTGCAATGGCTGCCTTGGTATTTGACCAGTTGTGACCTTCTTCAAAGGTTACCGTGGTCTTGACCTCAATACTGACAGGTGATGCACTTGCTACACTGACCACATGACCGATTGGTGCAAGTCCGTAACCTTCCCCGGCAGTTTCTTCCGGGTCAAGTGTCTGCTGAACATATTGAACAAGTGTTGAACTTGCTTCACCATAATCATCAGAATCAGTGATGACTACATGAACAGTACCACCAACCGTCAGTTTCTTGTCCTTGGCTGCATTATATACGGCATCAAGCCACGGTTTGACTGCTACCGGAACTGTTGAAATGATTGATTCATACCAGTTCTTGACCACTGTACTGACGATCATGTCAGCGGGTCTAATGTCACCATTCCAAACACGCTTGACCTTACATGACCCAACACCTTCAATACTTTTGACCTTTGCCATATAATCAGCGTGGTTGCCACCAAAGGACTGTTCATTGAAGCTGTCAAAGTAACGCTGTCTGAAAACTTCTGTATCTTCTTCATCTTCACCGGGAATCAATACGCTTGTCAGGCTTGCCGTCTGCAATCCGTCAATATATTCCATTGGTATCATATCCCCAAGGTACTGATTGCCAATAACACCTTCTGTTTCACACTGAACCTTGTATGTTCCCGGTGTGATCTGTTCAGTCACAACATAGTTGATTTCACCAATGTTGAAACGCTTTCCAGTAACATCAATGTTTGTTGGTGTGAACTCACCCTGTAAGATTGCCTTGGTTGCGGGTTCAGGTGAAAGTCCCCTGTCCTTTGCAAGCAAGATCAGAAATTCCCTTGCAGCAGTATCACCGTATGAATTTTTTATCAGATATTCCAACTCAATGTATAAAATCTGAAATTCAATGGCGGTTGAACTATGCAGATCATAAACAGGGGATGACGGTCTTTTGTCAATTTTGTCAGATACCCGGTTCATCATCCTTTCAAGGATAATGTCATAAGTCTGATCTTCATACATTCTAAATCTTCACCCCCTTCTCTGCTTTAATATCACCGTAAATTGTTTTTACGGTAAAATAGGCATGAACCACACCTTTGACCGTCAGGTCAAATTCAAAGTCGGTCACACCTGTGATTCTTTCATCAACGGCTAACGCTTCACTGATTCTGCGTTCTAATTCAGGGCAAACCCAAGTGACAGGTTCACCGTACAGGTCAAGTGTTTCAATGCCGTAATACCACGGATATATGATGTACTGATACCGTTCTGTTTGCAGTGTTCTGAAAATCATCTGCTTCATGGCATCCTGTTCATCCACAAGACCCCTGACTGAATCACCGTCTAAATCCATTTTATAAGTTAGGCTTGGCTGTGTTTCAATTTCAAAATCTTGGTCAAGAAAACCAACTGTTGAAGGAATCATTTGCCTATCCTATCCACAACAATGAATTTCTGACCTTCTTGCTGTCTTATTAGAATGACACCATCACCGACAGCCAAGCCATTGTGTACGGTGACTTCAATCGTTCCGACAGCATGAACGTGTGACGGGGAAACTGGTGCTGTCCCTGAATTTACATCCCCGGTATAGTAATAATTCTTGATATTCCCCGCCGTTATCTTAGTTTTGAAATCTGTTACATTCCTTGAAAGTACAAGTTGTTTTTCAGTAAGAATCATCTTCTGTTCAACATTTATCTGTAACGGGGATGCAGATATAACCTTTCCAAAACATACATTTACAGGTTTTGTTGATTCTACCGCTTCAACCGCTGCTTGATGTACTTTCTTGATAATTCCTTTTGCATCAGGCAATAAACTCACCCCCTCTAAGTGTCAAATCCATCCAATGTTCACCTTCCTTGTAAGTGTGCTTGCACTTTTCAACAAGCATCCAGTTTTTCACTTTCATATCACCAAGGTCAAGGTTAATGACAACCATTGAACCCGCCCGCACTCTGTTGTCGCCCAAAGCATTGGTGATCTTCAAGTTACGGGTTTTCTTGTTATACAGTTTCAAAAGGGCATCTGCCTTTGCTTGACCATTTTCACCTTTCTGTAATGTATCAAAATACTGCAAAATGCCCCATTTATTGATATTAGAAGAATCCTGTGTGATATAAACATCACGCTTTTTAGTATCTTCATTGTCATAGGTCAACTTGATTTTGTTATAAGTATTACTGTCGATAGATGAAGTATATTCAAAATCTTGCCCTGTTTCTTCATCAATCATTAAGTACGCCCCCGGAACACCCACATACATAGATGACAGGCTTTTCAGGGTAAGTTTTCCAAAATCGTCATATAACACATACATTTCCCCGGTGTTAGTCAGTGTCAGGTCAAGAGCATTTGTTATCATTTCAAACAGTTCACTGTTTTCTTCAATTCTTGATTCAATGACATACCCTGTATCATCCAGTGTACCAAGGTTCAGGGCATAATCATCTGCAATCATTTTTACAAATTGTGATGCAGTTTTATTTTCATAAACCTTAGTGTCCTTATTTTTCAAATATCTTAACTGATCGTAGGCGGTGACAGTAATGATCTTGTCCTTACTTCTTTGCTGCTTGAATACAAAACCAAAGAATACATTGTCACCGTCCACCTTCATCCTGACTGGACTACCTTCTGAAAAATCAAGAATGTTGTCATACAGGACTTTGAAAACCAGTTTGCCGGGGGTGTTTTTTCTTTCTGTTGACCATTCAATACCTTCCTGAACAACAGGTTGATATACTTTTGTTCCTGATTCATTCCCAACCAGTAGTTCAACGTACATTGAACAACACCCCTTTCTTATGCTGCCGGAATGGTCAAAACCTGTCCCGGATAAATTAAGTTAGGGTTGCCACCAATGACACCCCTGTTTGCGTTGTAAATCACGGTGTATTTTGCACCGCTACCGTAAAACCGTTTTGCAATGTTCCATAAACAATCACCACGCACAACCGTATAAGTCTGTGCTGCTGCCGGGGCGGGTGAATTGTTAGTTTCCCGCTTAGGCTCTGCACTTGCCTTTGGCTTGGATGCAGCAATTTTGATGTTGACTGTCTTTGTTCCATAGTCCCGGTACTGTTTCAGATTGAACTTGACTTTGAAGTCAAACCCGTTCTTGGCATCCTCTGAAATTTTGTAATCTTCCAAAGATACCTTCATGTTCGTGTTCAGCAGTTTTTTCCCCACCGGGGTCTTTCTGCACACAATGAACTGGAATGTCTTTTTGCCTGTTTTCAACCCTTCAAAAATATCAAAGAAATACCCCGCTTCTTTGAAACCATTCTTATACACCGCATAAGGATGTTTTACTTGCGGGATTTCTGCTTCAAATTCAATGTCGGTCAACCCGGTTTTTTTCAGGATATTGATTTCACCTTCATTTATCAGGTTGACCGTTTTGTTATTACCATTGATTTTGATGCTAATTTTTTCAGGGGTGACAGGAAAAAGGCATTTATCAAAATACATATCATATCCGCTTTGTGCCATTAGTCTGTACCCCCATTTGTTACTTCATCTATTGCTTCACCCATTGCATCATCTAATGCAGTGATAAAGCCATCAAGGTCAGTATCAGATGAAACATTATTGTTGTTTGTTTGGTTGATAGTTACTTCTGCGGTTGTGAATCTGTTAATTGATTCTTGTTCCGCAATGTCACGCAAATACTTCAAATCTTCTTCTGTAACATCCAAAGAATCCTTGATTTTGCCTGTGTTATCGTCAATGTTTCCAATGCTGTCACCCACGCCTGAATTTGCTATTGCATCATTGAACCCTGATGTGTAATCACCAACATTAGGAATATCTGTCTGACCGAATACATCCGACAGACTAAAGTTTGAAACCTTATCAGCAATACCGTCACCCCATGCTGCACCCGCATTGAACGCATCTGATGCCCAACCGTCCTGAAATGCATCAAAGGTTGTAAAACCTTCATTGAACGCATCACTGATTGACTGGTAATCTTCTTTGTTTCCGGCTGCTTCACTTGCTTTGGCTGCATAGTCATCCGCTGCGGATGAAATGCCTGAATAGTCAAATTCAACAAACGGTAACTTATTCAGTGCTGAACAAATACCTTCAATGACTGAAAGTGCCGTGCTTAACAGGTTGTAAAACCATGACTGAACAGAACAGATTGCATTGTGAAATGCCGTCATCATATTGGATGCAAGTGCTGCAATGGCGTTTCCAATACCCAAGGCAATGTTTGCCACGGTTAGACCCAAGTTCTTGAAGAACTGAATCACCACGTTCACACCACCAGTAATCACACCGAACCCTGAATTTGCAATACCTGTCATTTTTGCTATTGCTGAACATACCGCCATAATTACCGCAATCAATGCAATAATCAGCACGATAATCCAAACGACAGGACACGCATACAATGCACCGTTATAACCCATCTGTGCAGCAGTTGCAGCCATTGTCTGACCTGTAAGTGCTGCCATAACACCGATTTTTGCAGACATTGCCACTGAATGAATTGCTGTTGCAGCTGCGGATGCAATTTCTATTCCCTTCACAATGCCAAGGTATGCTGCATATACAGCCAGTGCAGCAATGACACCGTAAATGATTGGACTGATAACAGACCAATTATCCGCAATGAACCCGCCGACAGTTCCGACCAGTTCAAAAATATTCAGAAGGATATTCGCAAGGGTTGCCATTGCTTCAATAGCACCCTGAATGAAAGTCTGAAATGCTTCACTATTGGCTAAATCGTTCAGTCTTTGAAGAACAGGCTGAAATGCAATCAGTGCGGTGTTCTGCATTGACTGCCATATCTGCCCCCAAGTCATAGGCATTTCATTGAATTTGCTGTTAATGTCATCAGCAGCAGAAAAGATTGCTGCCTTGACTACATCAGCGGAAAGTTCCCCATCCGCTGCCATTTCTCTGATCTTACCGATTGGAACATCAAGATAGTCCGCAATGGTCTGAATCAGGTTAGGTGCTTGTTCAAAGATACTGTTCAATTCATCACCACGAAGGACACCTGAACCAAGTGCCTGTGATAACTGCAATTCTGCATTTGCTGCTTCTTGGGTGCTTGCCCCGGCAATCGTCATCTGTTTTTGAATCAGATCAGCAAAAGCAACAACTTCTTCTGAACTGCTGAACGCATCCTTTGCGTTGTTACCAAAACGGGCAACAACATCAGCCATCTGACTGAATGAACCCCTTGCATCCTGTGCTGCTGCATATACCATGTTGACAAGTTCAGCGGTTGTCTGAACCCCGTCATTCATCATGTTCAAACGGGATGTTGTCTGAACAAGTTCGTCTGAAATGTTCAGTGCTTTCCCAACTGTCTGAATACTGACATAGGCTGCAACCGCCCGCTTGATGGTATTGGTCAGTTCATTTGCCTGTTGTGTTCCGGCTGAAACTTCCTGATTGAAACGCCCCTGTTCATCCACATTGTCACGGATATACCTTTCTGTGTTGCCAACCGTCTGTGACAAACGCAAATAGGCATCATTGGCAGCAGAAACATCCATATTCTGCATTGCCTGATTCAGTGAATTTTGTTCCTGAATAGCCTGATTCAACTGCATACGCAACTGTTCCAGTTCTGCATTTGCATTGTCTGCCCCAACATTTACCGGGTTGTTCTCAATCTGCTGAATCCGCTGCTGAATTGCAGATAACCGCTGTTGCATAGTGTTCATATCCTGAACTGCTGCATCCGGCAGTATATCCATTCCCTGTGCGGTCTGTGAAATCCTTGCCTGTGTGGTGTTCAGTGTGTTCAACATATCGTTTGCACTCTGAACTTCTTGCTGAAATCGTTCAACACCTGTTCCTGTGAACACATCCATCCCGTCAGTTTCCCACTGAATAGGTACGTTGACAGGGTCAGGCGGTGCGTTTGGCTGAATTTCAGGTCTGATTGGTTCAGGATTTTCAACCAAAGGGTCAGGAAGTACCGGGTCAACAGGTACAGGAATCGGTTCTTGATTTCCACCATCCACAACAGGCGGTGCAATATCAGGTGCGGTCTGTCGGCTTGCTGCCTGATTCATTGCTTCAATGGCAGCGGTTGCCTGATTGATTTCATCCCTTGCCCCTTCAATGCTGCTTGTATCAATGTCAGCGTTCATTGACTGCTGCATATCATACATTGCAGACACAGCAAGGTTCACTGAACTGATGATATTGTTCAACACTCCGCTGAATTGGTCATTAAGTTCAATACCTGTCTGAATAGATGACACCTGTTTCACCGTCCTTTCTTAGTGTTTTTTCTTTGCCCTTGCTTCTGCCTTTTTCTTTTCCTTCTTGTCATGCTCTGCTTTCAACTTGATTGAAGCAATCACAAAGGCTTTTTCCTGTTCATCCATAGCCAAGAACACTGATGGAAGAATGTGAAGTTTTAGAAGGGCATAGTAAGCATAATTTGCTTCACCGTCCCCTTCTTCAATTAGTTTTTTGCTTCATCAACCTTTTCATCAAGTGACTTGGTAAATCCCTGAAACTTCTGCATCCATAACTGGAAGTCCTGCATTTCCCCGGCATCATCAACCATTGCATAGACTAAATCTTCCGGGGTCATCACACCGTAACTGTCCTGTAACTCTTTATCGTAAAGGTCAGGAAACACCGTTGACTTCACGATCATTGCCATAAGGTACTTTGAAGTAATCAGTTTTGGTCTGAATAAGTTCGGCTTGCCTGTCACCTGAACTTCAATGGTGTTTGCATCACGAAGTTCTTCATTCTCCTTGGAACTGATATGTCTGAACTCCCATCTAACAGGTGTTCCGTCTGAACCAAGAAGTGAAGCAGTAGGTGCAAACTTTTCATTTTCCTTTACCTTTTTATTCGCTTTCATAAATGCACTAAATTTTGACATTTTGTTGTTCTCCCTTCTGTTTATCAAAGAATAGAAAAAACCCCTTATATGACCTTATATAAAAGCCACACAAGGGGTTCTGTTACTTAGTTAGTAAGAAAACCCGTGAGGTTTGCAAAAGATTCAGGCATTGAGAAGTCCTCAAATGTTCCTTCAATCTCTTCATCAAGGTATTCCCCGTCAGCATCAAATTTTGCTAACACACCGCCGTCAGTGTTGCAGTCATAGAAAATGATCGTCTGTCTGCCCGCATCACTGGTTGGGTCATCATTGGTGATCTGCATTTCAAAATACACATCCTCACCAGTGTTCTTATAGTCAAGCAATGCCTGACGAAGAACTGACTGGTTATAGTGTGCCGTGCCGGAAAAAGTACCTTCCATACCACATGACTTATGACCCGCCATGATTGCACCAAGGCGGGGAACAGTAGTCTTGGTTTTCTCAACCTTTGCTTCCATATCAATCATCTGCATGAAGTTGTATCTTCTACTTCCGATTGTGATAAAACATTCAGCAAGTTTTGCTGCAATAGTGTCCCTTGCTTTCATTGTTACATTCGGCATTTTATTTCACTCCTTTCTTACGCAACCGTAACCGTTTCATAGAGTTTACCCATAGCGTTCACAACGGTGATTGCTGATGTAATCACAACCGCCTTTTTGGAATCGCCCTGTGCAACCGTAACATCAGAATCAGTGAACCCTTCAATAGCACCAAGTTCCTGTAACTGTGTACGGATTTTCACCAAGTCAGACCAAAGGGAAGTTCTGCCTGATGCATTGTTTGGAACAACACCAAGATACTTAGTGTTGAAAAGAACTGCATCATCATTTCCCAACTGGTCAATAACTCTGATCGTCTGATTGTCCTTGAATACATCCCCGCAAGTGTCCGAAGTGGTCACCATAGAGTTAATATCTTCAAGCACACGGATAACGCCGTTGACCTTATGGAAAGTGAACTCACCCGCCTTGATTGCTGCTTTCAACTCATTCTGTGTGTAATTGGTATCAACGGTGAAACCGCCGTCATATTTCTTGTTCTGACAAGACTTATTGACCGCACAACCGCTTTCTGCACCAGTTACCCAGTACACAAGTGCTGCTTCTGACCATCCTGTATCTGTTACCTTGTTCTTCACACTGATAACGCCCATATAATCAGCAGACAGGTTGTAAACAACCAACTGGAACTTGATACCAAGTTCATCACGCAAACGCTTGTTGAAAGCCACATATAACTTCTTGGTAACATCATCAGTAACCACAACGCCCATAGTGTTGTAGGTGTATGATTCGATTTTATCCAAGTAAGCCTGATGTGCAGTGCCGTCAACCGTGCCGTTTGTACCACCAGTTAAAGGTGTTCCGGCAGTAACAGCAAGATCAGCAGCCTTGAATGTCACATAATCGTTTGCCACAAGATCAGCAGCCTTGGCAACTGTCTGTGTGTCAACTTTGACCGTACCGAAGTAGGTTGTAACATCATACTTGCTTGCATCATCTGCATTTTTCTGAATCACGATCTTCAAATCGTTACCACGCACACCACAATACTTTGCAGTTGCGTATGTGTTCGCTGCCTTATCTCCACCACCGTTCAGACGATATGCGTATAAGGTCTTTGCACCCATGAACAGATCATTAAGACCAAGCATCTTAGGACTGTCAAAGGCATAACCAAAAAGTTTCAGGCTGTTCTTCTGAAAATCTTCATTGGTTACTTCAAAAACTTCCCCTTCAACACCCCAGTCAAGTTCAAGGGGCATTGTTGCAATACCTCTATCAGACAGTGCAGCAGATGCGGATGCAGCCGATACAAAGTTGATATAAGCACCGGGAAGTTCTTTGTTCTGTGAGGTAAATGTACCACCACCTAAAGCCATACTATTTCACCTGTCCTTTCATGTATTTTTCAACTAAATTGTCAACAGTTTTCATGGTGTAACTTTTATCTTCATCAAGAAGGGCATCCACCAAGTCCCTTCTGTTTGCAAAACGGGCAGATGCAAGAATCTGTTCCTTACTGAACATTGGTTCAGTCTGTTCAGACCTTGTAGCAGTTCCCGTTGTTGTCTTTTTTGCTGCCATAATCAACCACCTTCCTTCACATCCGTGCTTGCCGTCATAGTTTCCATTGGTGTCTGATCTTCCGTCTTGACCGTAAAAAAGTCATAATTGACAAAAAAATTCAGAACACCGTCAACCACCTGATGATTCATTTTTGAACCCCTGATTGGCTTGGTATCACCGTCTGTTGTGACATACTCCAAACAGTCATACATTCTTTCAGCCACATCAGCACATTCCCGCTGCTTCTTTGCAGACTGTGGGAAATACTGGATGCAGAACTGATTGGTACGTTCATACCGTTTGCCAAGGAAAAGGTTGTTGTTTGGGTTCAAGCAAGCAATAAAAAAACAAGGCTCTTTCAAACCTTGCTTAATTTCTTCATTGTGGATTTCATAATCATCCCCAAATTCTTTGTTCAGGGAACAACTGATTGCTTCAACTATTGAATTTATCATTTACCAAGTCCCCCTAAATATTTCTTGATTTTGTTTTCAAGCACCTTTGGGGCAATTTTCTGTAATTCCTGTTCAGATATGGTCATCATAAACTGACCTTTGACCCATCCTGAATGATTGGCTGTCCTGTGTCCGTATTCAACATAGGATGCATATTCAACCGGGTTCACAATTTCAATGACATAGGTGTCACCAAAATGGTTCACCGCCAGGCTGTCTGCATACCCTTGTGCCGATGCACGTTTTTCACCAGTCCAACCACGCCTTAATGTACCGCCCTTTTTTCCTGAACTTGCCGGATACTGTCCGACAGGTGTTCTTTTGACCACCATGCGAAGCAACCGGGCAGCAAGTTCTTTTGCACACGATTCCACAAAGTCATCAGGATTTTGCAACTTTCCCAACTGCTGCTGAAAGTCTTTCAGACCTTTGCAGTCAAATCTTCCCATTCTACCCATTTACGCATATTCCTTGAACAGTTCAAGTGTAATTTCCTGATGCGTTGGGTATGTGGAAGGGACACCGCTGCGGGTGTAGTCCGTGGTCACATTGTCCTGTGTTACTGTCAGTTTTGACCCCGCTTTGATGGTTACATCCGGGGAAACAAACAACTTTGTGCTTTGCGTAATCGTTGCTGCTGATTCTGACTGAATTGCTGTTTGCAGTTTTTCAAAAGATAATCTGCACGGTTGGTCTTGTAAGACTACAACCTCTGATTCTTCCATAAGTTTTGACTTCTCATTTTTTACCTTTTGCAGTTCTGTCACCGTCAAAGTACCAAAATAGGTTGCTTCAATGGCTTTCCTTGCAGCCTTTTGTGCTGCCTGAATCTGTTTTACCATCTGATACGCCTAAATGAATTAAATTCAGCCTTTCCATAGGATAAAAGGTAATTGATGAAAGAAGTCAGTCTTTGTTCAGGGGTCATTGAACCTTCACCAGTCGCAAAAACCGTGTTGGTGTCCCCCGTCTGAATCTGCTTAACAGCATATTCTAAATCAAACCCGGTGAGGTCATCAGGTGCAAAGGTTTTCTTGGAAAGAAGAAATTCACCCACCGCCATATCAACGGCAATATGTTCCAGTCCTTCCGGCACATCATTCCAGTTGATTTCATTCTTGATTGTGCTGCGTACTTTCTCAACGCAAAAGGTCAAGGCAAATTCATCATCTGCCTTGACCTCATAACCGAATGATTTCAACCGTTCTTTTACTGTATCAGTATCAAACATTGCAACCACCCTTTCAGATCAGAAATTATCCACGGGAAATGATACGGGCAATAGGTACTGCCTTATGGTTGATATATGAACGCTTGCTTTCCGTAGTTTCCCCGGAATGTACCAGTGTCCAGTTCTCACCCTTCTTTAATTCCTCATTGGTAGGGGATAATGTAGCCTGTGACTTCTTCTCATAAGAAATACCAAAAGGTGCAAAAACCTTTCTCTGTCTTGTATAAAGTGTGTCCTGACCACCATTCTTTTCAGGGTTACGATTCATTTCATAAGGTACTTTTACCCCTAAATCCTCATAACTGATTGAACCATTACCAAGTACATAAGTTGTGTACTCTGTGAAAGCATCAACATACACAACATAATCACCTTCTTTTGGTGTTTCATAACTGTCTGCAACAGGTGTGACAGATTCAAGTTTGATCTGCTTTGCAGTAGGTGTTGCACTGTTAGCAACAACCTGTAAAGCACCTTCATCAGCTGACTTTGCCTTGATATAGAAACCTTCCTGTTCAGTAGTCGGCATATCGTCATCAATGACTACCAACTTACCGTTCCAAGTGTAAAGATCAAGTTCACGCTGCATACCCTGTGAATCAGTGTATTTCAGGTGTGCTACAAGGTTCAGGTTTTCAAGGTTCGTTGCAACATCACTGTGCATGAACACCAGTGTGAACTTCTTCTTGTTAGCACCACACGCCTTATTGGTTGCACTGTTCAGAGTAGTTGCAGACATTTTACCGTCAACCTTCTCTGTTACATCATAGGTGTGAGCATCAACAAATTCTTTGTTCTTTGTTCCAGTCATAGAAAATACACCATCAAGAATTGCAATAATAGTGTCCTGATCTACACCGTCCCAATACTCACCAACCTGATCTGCGATATTCTGCATGAAATCAATACCGCCTGTAATGTCATAGGAAAAATCTTTTTCAAGCCATGCTTTAGCACGACCAACAGCAACAACACCCTGTTCAAAGGTCTTGGTACTGGTTGCAGTAATATCAGTCTGACCGTCATAATTGGCTGCATCACCATCTAACAGACCACGCATTGCAATTCTTGCGTAACCTGTACCGCCCTGACTACCACCAAGGGTTGCCTTAATGTCAGGGTTACCCGCCAGTGCTTTTGACTTCTTGATCTCATGCATATGAAGGTTCGGCACTCTACCAACCATATACTTGAAAGCCTGTGGGTTAAAACTTTTAGAATCAAACTTATCGTTTGGCATAAATTTTCACCTGTCCTTTCTTTTACTCACCTAAGTTAGCATCAGGATTTTCTGCTAAATAGGCACATAATTCATCATAGTTCATTTTTGAAGTGTCAACTTCTGCACCCGGTTTCTGCTGTGCGGATGCCCCCGGCTGAAAACCTTTGAAATTCTGCTGCTGTTTCTGTGCTTCAAACAGGAACTTAGTACCTTCATCACTGGTCAGTTTTTCGATCTGTTCAGCTAATCCCTTGACATTTCCTTCCTTGTCAAACTTGGCATCCTTCAGGTCTAAAAGTGCCTTAACTGCGGTGATGTTCTTTGCCTTTGCACCTGTCAGTGCTTTTTCAACAGCAAAATCAATTTTCAACTGGTTCAGTTCAGATTCATGGGTTGCCTTGGCAGTGGCGTTTTCAGTCTGTAAGTCCTCAATCTTCTTTTTCAGATCGGCGTTGTCCCCGGCAGATGCTTTCAGGGTTTCTAACTGCTTGTCACGGTCACCGACCTGTGTTTTCAGTCCTTCAACTTCTGTCTGCAAGTTCTTGATTTCTGTTGAAGCAGTACCCTTTGCGTTCTCAATGTCATCACCATTGATTTTCATTACTGAATCAACCTGTTCCTTGGTAAGTCCTAAATCCTCTAACTGTTTTCTTGTCATTTCTATACCATCCTTTCAAATACGTTTTTATACGGGGTTACTCCCACATGATTGATTGGTTTTGTTCGGTTTACGCTTGACAACCCGCAAGAAAAAAGACACCCGCTGCCGGATGCCTTTTCTATATGCTACTTTACCCAGTAGCCGGGAGATAATCAGGATCACCATGCCTTTCTCATTGTGTACGTTTTCATGTGCCTTTTATCCCCCTTTCTGACCTCATATAACCGCCATATAACAATTATTACAGGTCTATTGATAACTTGTTAAGGTATGAAAAAAGCACGGCTATTTGACCGTGCTTTTTAGTCCCAATGTTCCCCGTTTTTTGGGTATAATTCCAAAATATCATAAAAGTTTGGAATATCTGCAATCTGCTTTCCATCTTTTAACGCCGTCAACACTCTAATCTTTTCATCCAGTAGTTCATCACTGTCTAAATCAAAAAATTGTATCATTGTAGGTGGAAAATCGACTTCTGAAAACAACTGTCTGACTTTTATGCTTTTTTCAATCAATTCATTTTTCATCATCCATCACCCACTTTCTTCAAAAGTTCAACAATAGTCGCATCCAATTCTGCAACCAAATCCGGCTTATCTGCTTTCAGCAGTTCAATCAAATCAGGTCTTGTTATACTCAATGCTGCGTAATTTGCTATTGTTTCATGCACCCGGCTTTCTTGGCTTCTGTAATAAGATGACCCATGACCATACATGACTGTTCCTTTATCTCTGAATACACCACCTGACAGTGCATCATAAATATCTTCAAGATTTCCTATTCCACCACCCATGACGTTTCTTGCCATATAATCACGTTCATCATTCATGGCTGATACCAGTTTATTGTACTGTTTCTTATAATCAGCAAGTGAACCTTGGAAGGTTTTATCCATCACTGAATTATTCAGTTCAGAAATCAAATTCTGATATTTTGCATTTACTTCATCCCGAACCCTTCTGTACTCTTTTTTATGTTCAGCAAATAGGTCTGCAACTTCATCACTGATTGAATCTGATGTACTTTTGAATACATCCATCAGTGCTGTTCTGCTTGTGCTGAACCAATTACCACTTTTTGACGGGTCTTTTCTACCGTACAAATCCATCAGGTGCATTTCTTCATGCAATGTGGTGTTTACCTGTCCGGCAAGATTTTCACCTTGTAATTTTGGAATAGTCAATTTTACATCAGCCAAATTCCCGGTCAATGTATATGTTGAAGTTGAAACAGCATGATTTTTACCGTGTGATATTTTGAACGGAATACCATTGTTTTCTATGGTTTCCAATTTTGCCATGCTATTATACAGGGCAACCACATTTGCATCTGCACCTTCCAACCCGTTTATATAGTCCACAAGTGCTTGTGTATTTTTCAATTCACCTTTTGCCTTGAAAGCATCCGGGAAATTGTCAATCTTTAATTCTTCCGCAACCTGTTTGATTTCTTCCTTTGCTTTAATTGTATCATCAGGTGATGTTTCTTGCAAACCTGACTTATCACCACCGTTGACAAATGACTTTTCCCATTCCTTATAGGTCATATTGCCCGGTACAAAGTAGGTCTTGCCTGTTTCTTCATCCCGTGCAGCACGTTCACCAACAGCATCAAATTCATCATCAAAATATGGTACTGTGGTTGAACGGCAATGAACATGAAACGGCGGTGCAGTCACACCAACCTTCCATTCAAACATAGGGAAATGCTTGCCATCCATACCCCGGCATATATCCGAAGTATGGGAATCCAGTGTTGCCACAATCTCAAACTGTTCAACATCAAGTTCATCAAAACAATCCTTCTGTGCTGCGGAACTGAAAAAGGCTTCTTCTGTCATTACCAACCGCCCGGCGTTGGTCTTGGAAGTGTTCATCTTCCGGGCAATTTCATCAATGGCTTTCTGTGGGTCTCTTCCCAAGATGATGTTCTGTGTCAGGGTGTTGTTCAGTTCATTGACCAACTTCTGACGGTTGCCCCATATCCTTTCACTGAAATTCTTGCCGTCAACCGCCCAAGGCTTATTGATGACCTTGCTGATCTGCTTGTCATCCAGTGCGGAAAAGTCCCAACCAACACCCACGCCCTTCTGAATTTCATAGGCTGTGTGATAATAGCCGGACTTGTAAACATTCCGCATTGTATTGTCAATGCTGTCAAGTTGGTTTCCAAACATGACTTCAATGCTCTGTTGGGTCTGCAACTTCAAGGCTTCAAGTCTGCTGATATGGAATCTTGCAGATGCGTTTTCAAGCTGCTTGACCCAAGTACCGTTGATCGCATTTTCCTGACCGTACTGAATGTACTGGTTCACATCCCATTTCAGTTCAGCAAGTTCCTTTGCGTTCAACATCCGCTTTGCTTCTGCAAGGGTTACCCCATTGTTAGATGCAAAACGCTGATACCATGCAGCAATCTGACCTTCAAGTTGCTTCTGTGCCTGTCGGTATTGTTTTTCAATATCCGCATAGCACTGAACCCCCTGTTGGTGTGCAGCCTGTTCAAGCAGTTCAAAACGCTTCTGCCAGTATTCACCGTTATTCATCTACTTCACCGCCCTGACTTCCCTTGTTTGGGTCACCTTTGTTGTCAGGATCATCATTCTGTGTATCAAACGGGTCATACTGTGCAAGCATTTCTTTCTGTGCTTCTTCCTTCTGCTTTTTCAGGCGTTCAAGTTCTGCCTGTGGGTCATCTACCCAAGGATGCTGACTGATAATTGTTTCATCAGAAAGAATACCAACAGATTTCTGACAGTTATCAATGGCTTCTGATTCATTGATAAGAATGTCACGGTTGAATATGATGTCTACTTCTTCACCTTCAAAGTTCCCCTGTCCTGTATTGGCAAAATGGCAATTCACAAACCAAAGGATTTCTTCAAAGGCTGCCTGATATTCTGTTTCTGTGTCGTTTGCATCAATATCAATATCAGAATACATTGACTGAATGTTCATCTGATTAGGGTTGCCGGAAAGTCTGTCATCCTTGGCATCATAACCCATTGCGTTTTCAATCAAGGCTTTCTTGAAGATTTCCACAATAGCCTTGTAGTTATCCGCATTGACTGTGATTTCAAGGGTTTCAACCCCGCCCTTAGTGTCACCATCATATCTGACCTTTACTGCACCATATGTTGCAAGGTTCTTTCTGAACTCACCCAAATTAGTACCGTCATAGTTCTTCAATACCAAAATAGTGTTCCGGGCATCTTCTTGCATATTGTTTTCAAAGTCGGACAGCATCACATTGATACCGTCCTGTAAAGACTTGACCCTTTTCAGCAGTGGTGTTTCCTGTTCATTGGCTTTCAGTGGAATCAGGGGGACACGCTGCCAGTTGAACCCCGTCACTTTCCCGGTTGCATCCGTCATGGTAACATGGTAACAGTCGGCTTCACCGTTGTTTGTCAGATCAGGGATAAGTGTGCCGTGGTCAAGAATGAACCTGTGAACACCATAAACATCATACACTTCAACCTTTTCAATGACGGTTGGGGTTGTTCCCTCATACCCAATCACCAAGTAAAGCCTGACTGCAAAGTCAAGTATTGTATGATCGTTGTCTTTCCAAAACGGCAAAATCTCATAGCCGGGGAACAACCTGAAAGTGAAATGACCTTCATTGTCATAATACGGATATAACCAACAGATTCCCCCGTTGTATGCTGCTTTACCGCTGTTTTTTATGGTTTTCATAAACCGCTTATTAA